GGGATTGTTTGGATAAAACCGCCGATGCCGCCGATCCCGTCGAGCGTCGGCAGGCCCTTATTATAGAGTGTGTTGGCGAGCGGGTTCTTGACCGCCAGTTCGGTGAACTGCTTCAGCACGTCGTCGGCGACACTCTTCAGCACGTCGTCGATGTCGGAGAAGCCGCCGAGGGCGCTGTCGACGATGCTGCCGATCGCGTCGACGCCGCTATCGCGGATGTCTTCCCATATCTCCTTTTGCTGCTTGAGCAGCTCATTGACGCGGATGGCGGCCGCCGCCTCGGAATTAAGGTCGACCGCAAGGCCGGCGCTTTTCAGGCGATCGGCAACCGTGGCCTCGATAGGCGAGCGGCCGAGCTGGTCGCGCTCGAATTGCAGATCCCTGCCCAGATTGGCGCGGGCTGCTGCCTCGGCCACTCTGCCATACTCGGCCGCCTTTTCCCGGATGCGCTGGATCTCGGCCTCGTCGACGGCGATATTGTTGCGGGCTGCTTCGGCGCGGACCTGCGAGGTCAGCTCGAACTCCATCCGAAGCCGGGCCGTCTCGCCGGCCGTCTTGCCGATCAGGCTGATGTCGAGCTGCTGGGCCGCAAGCGTCTGGTCGAGCGAACGGAGACGCTCTCTCTGCGCTTCGTCGAGCGTGTGCTGGGCGGTGATGAGCGCCTTGGTGCCAGCCAGTTCAATACGCTGCCGGCGATCGGCGGCGCTTTCACTGTCGTTGTAGGTCGATGACGCCTGGGATCTGGCGGCCGCCGCGCGTTCCTCAGGGGACCGAGCGCGCAAGGCCTGGATCTCCGCGTCGAAGGCCGCCTGCGACCGTGCGCCGGCTACGGCCTGCTGGCTTTGAAAGAGCGCGAGATTGCCGGCGTCTTGGCGGTTCGTGGTGCCTTGGGAAAGCAGAAAGCCGGGAAGTCCGCGTGTGCCTACGTCCCTTGATAGAGCATCAAGCTTTCGCCGCGCGTCCTCGATCGCAGTTGCGAGATCCCGAAACGGTTGCAGAGCTGCGACAGCATCGGTCACGATCGCCTTGATGCCGGCGTTGTCGGAGGCTTGGCCTATGCCTTCCAGATTTCGGATGACTCTCAGGACATCGGGCTCGCCTTTAAGCGTGGTGGCCTGCAACGCCTCGAAATCTATCTGCAGCGCCTTGAAGAGCGATGTTCCACGGAACTCCCGTGCACTCATGCCCACCAGGTCGCGGTTGTCCTCGACCGCCCCGAGGATCGCCGCGCTGATCGCGCCCTTTCCGAACGTCGTCGGGGCATTGGCTTCGCGCAGCCGCTTGGTCAGCTCCGTGATGCTGCTTTCCACGCCAAAAGCCGCTGAGCCTATGCTCTCGCGGCCATAGCGGCTCTTTGCGTCGGCCGCCTGACCCCACACATCGCGCAGTGCTTCAATCGAAGCCTTGTGAGCCTTGAGCAGGTCATCCGTCGACTTGGTTTTTTCACGCGTGACGGCGTCATAAGCGACAAACGCGGCCCCGACGCCGGCAACCCCCAACGCCATCAGCCCCAAAGGACCGACAAAACCAACGAAGGACGCGGCCGCTGCCGCCAGAGATGCCCTGATCGCGGCGAGCGAACCGCGCAACCCTTTCGGGCCGCTTTCCAGGGCGTCGTAGATCTGACCAGCCTGCGATGCGAAAATCTGCATAGCCGGGACGCCAAGGGCAAACATCGTCACAACATCGTTGCCCTGCCGGGACAGGTTGAGCAGCTGCGAAGAGGTTAGCCGAGCTGCGCCTGCAACCGAGTTCAGGCTGGCTGCAGCGGCAGTGCCGCGCGCACGCAGCGCGGCGTCCTGGCCTGTGAGCGCTTCGGTTACACGGCGAGAAGTGGCGACGGCTTCGTCATTCGCCGCAGCCAGCACGGCGGCGGATTGGCTAGCAGACACGCCAATCTGCCGCACTGCCGCCGTGGTTTCCTCGGCCGCCGCCTTTGCGCCGGCGGCGTTGCCGCTGATGACGAGGGCGAGATTGAGGCTCACTCGCGCACCTCGTTCATGATGGCGCGGGCCTCGATCTCCATATCGCGCAGATCATCTAGCAGCTGGGCGGCTGGATAGCGCCGCTTTTCGCGCTTTGGCCGCGCCTTCAGCAGCACGGCGGCGGCGGCATAGTCGATGCCGAGCCAGTACAAGAACCCGCCCATGCCGCGCGCGACGACGCGCCATTGCGTCTCGCAGCCGAGAAACAGCAGCATCGACGGCATGTTGATGTCCCAAACCTTGAACACTTCGCTCTCTTCGTCGTCTGCATCGGGCAGGTTCTCGGGCGGAACGCCCAATGCCTCGGCATCCTGCCGCGCCTGTTCATCGGGCCGCGAAGGGCGTGTCGGGTCGGTCAAGCCTTCCCGTGCCAGCGCCCAGGCGCGCGCGGCCTCTTTCAGTTTCCCTTTCGGGCCGCAGGGCTGGCGAGCGACCCGGCATAGGCGTTGTAGAGCCCGACCCGGTACCAGGTGTCCTGGAGCGCCTGGCGCAGCAGCTCCTCGGAGAATTCTATGGGGTTCTTGTCGTCGTCGATGACATCGCGCCAGTCGCGGCTGGCCTTGATCAGCAGGTCGTGCTCATGCGCCCGCTTTTCTTCCGCTGTCGACAGCGCCTCGATCTCCTTATTGAGCGCCTTCGCCTCGTCCTCGCTGACGCCGACGAACTCATGCATGTAGCTCTGGACCTGCCACTTGCCGGGATTGACCGGGTCGGGACGCTCGATCTTGACCGGCCACCAGTAGCGATATTCCTTGGTGAGAACGAATTTCATGGGGCACTTCCTGCGGGTTTGAACAGCGGTTTAAAGGGCGTTGAAGCCGCCCCTATTTGACGGTGATCTTCAGCTCTTTAGTGCCGAGGCTGGTCAGCATCAGCGGCAGCGAATAGTTGCGGATGTTGTCGCTCTGGCCCTCGGAGGGCCGGCCGATCTGGACGGCGTCGCTGTCGATCGCCACCGTGTTACCGGCAACCGTGCCATGGGTCAGCGCCAGCGCCCCCTTGGTGTGGGCTCGTGCGATCGCGAACCAATCCTTTGTCGCAAGTGACTGCGCCTTGACGACGGCGGTGCCTGTCACTGAACGGTCGGTGATCTCGATGCTCTCCTCGCCGATCAGGTGGCGCGGCACGACCTGCGAGCCGGTGTCGATGTTGAGGCTCTCGGCGATCGCGGTCCAGCCATGCAGCGCCATCACGGTGTTGGCTTTGGAGACCACCACCGGGTCGATCCACATCGTCTTGGTGACGACGGGCAAGGCTTCGTCGGTGATCGTGCCGAGCAGGCCTTTCATCGAGAATTGGAAGCGCGGGATGCGCTTCGGCGTGAAGCCGAGCGAGACGCTGCCGCGCATGCCGAGCAGCACATGCTTGACGCCGTCGGAGTTGTAATAGAGCACGCTGCTCTCGAAGGCGTCGTGGATCAGATCATACTGGACGTCGACGCCGGCCGAGATCACCTGGGCAAAGCCGCAGGAGCGCAGCAGCGGGCCATAGGCAGGCGCCGTGCCGAGCGCGCCCGCCCCGGCGATCTCGACCGAGAAGTTGAACTGGCCATAGTCGCCGGTCAGCAACACGCCTTGATGGCCGAGGAATGGCTGCATCAGATTGCGCGCCTCCTCGTCACCGGCGAGCGGCGTGAAGGCCGCGTCGCTGAGTTGAATATAATTGGCGGCACCGGTCGGCACCGGATCGACGCCGTAGACGGCATCCGGCTTGATGAGTGCGGCAAGCTTCTTCCAGCGGCGGATCGGCATGGTCTATTTCCCCTTCCTGGGCGCGCCGGTCTCGGCCGCCGGTTGTTCGTCCGGGCCGGCCGGTACCGGCTCGGCTTGGCTGCCAGGCGGCGGCGCGGGCTCGGTGCCCTCGACCCGCTCCAGCGTCCCGTCCTTGCGCCTGATGTAGGCGCCGCCGGCGACCGGCGTTTCGATCTTGGCCATGTCAGCTTTTCTCCACGAGGTAGTAGCCGGCGCCGAACAGCTCGCGCTGCCAGACGTGGCCGTTCTTGGCTTTGAGAAGGTTCGACGAGATGTGCTCGACAACGTCGGCATTGTTGACGCTGGTCGGCTCGAAACCGATCAAGGCGCCGCGTACCGCGTCCTTGAGGACTTCGATGTCGTCGGCAGCGGCCCCGCCCGTGCCATCGGAGACGTTGCGGGTGACGATGATGACGGCGACATCAGCCTCGGTGCGCTGCAGGACGTTGCCCGTCATGCGCTGGTTTTCACCGCTGTGCTCTTCCTCGACCAGGACGAACGCCGCCGGCGTCGTCTTGGGTTCGCCGCTGAGCGAAGCCCAGGCGGCGGCGCCTGCAACCAGCCGGAAGAGCGCTGGGTCGATATCGCGCAGGCGCTGCTGGAATTCGGACGACAGCGTCATGGCTGCGCCCCCGACTGGCTGTCGGCCTCGGTGCGGAACGCGTCCTCGGCGATGCGCAGGATCTCGGCCTGGTCATCCTCGTCGACATAGAGATAGGGCCGCGCCGGAATGGTGATCGAGTGCGCGCCGATCGAGACGCGGACAGTTTCCTTGCGCTTCCGGGCTGCATTGACGAAGCGCCGGCCGCGATTGGTCTTGCCGAAGTGCAGATCCTGCTCTCGCGCCGGGATCTGCACTTCGCCGCCGAGCTGCTGGATGGCGGCATAGAGCAGGTTCGTGCCGACCGCCGCTTCGGTGTCGGTCGCTTCGCCGGTGATCGAGCTGTAGAGCCGGTTGGTGACGCGCAGCATGTGGCCGTAGCCGCGCTGGCCGCGCCCGATGCGTTTGGCGGCTGTGCGCGGGCTGAGCCGCTGCCATTTGCCGGCCGGGCCGGTCTGGCGCTCGAAATGCCGCTGCGTCGAGGTGACCAGGTAGGCCGCGATCGCCGCCATGATCGTTCTGGGATGCTCGGCCAGGCGCTCGATGCGATCGAGGGTCGCCAGCACGGCCTGGTCGACGAGGCGGATCTGGATGCCTTCGGTCGCCATCAGTAGCCCCGCAGCGTGTCGCGGGTGAAGACGCGGTTCGGCGCGCTGGTCTTGATAGCGCCGCCGCCGGCCTGCTCCGGCGGCTCGCCTTGCTCCTCGATCAGGACGAGGCCTTTCGAGACATCCTTGAGCCAGGCGATCGCGGCGGCGAAGTTGCGCGAGACGATGCTGTCCTTGTCGGCAGCCTCGCCGTGCAGATAGTAGCGCGCGAGATCTGCCGCGATCTTGACCAGGACCGGAGGCACGACGCTTAGCGGCAGCTTGTACTGCTTGCCGACATAGCCGTCGATTACGCCGTCAGCGTCCGCCAGGGCGCGGCCGACCACGACATCGTCGATCGCGCTCGGCGGCACGTTCGTCCGGTCCGTGAGCTGCATCAGCTCAGTGGCGCCGAAGCGGTCGACCAGGTCTTGTTTGACGGCGTAGGTCATAGGGCGGCGGCTACTCCGGGACCTTTTCGCCGAGATATTCCTCGGTCACGTCAAAGCTGTTTGCCTTGCCATGATAGGCCGTGAAGTACTTCTCCTCCTGAGGATTGACCTGAACCGGCTCGCCATTCGGCTTGCCGTCGACGATGTGTTGCACTGTCGCCCGGTAATTGCCGTTCACGTGGACTTTGACCGTTGTCGTCATGTTTGCGTTTCCCTTGTTGCTCGTTAGAAAAGTTCGATTGTGAGGTTCGGCTCGGAGAACAGAGCTTCCAGCTGCTCGGGCTGCGGCCAGCGGTCCAGAGGATGCTCGACTGGCGCCTTGGAGTGAGCGACCCCGGCACGCCGGAAGCCTTCGATCTTCGACCTGATACGGAGCCCGACGGGCGGCTCATAGGACGTGGCCTTCCATGCCTCGATCGCGACGGACAGGCGGGGGAAATTCGCCTGAAACTCGTCGAGCGTCGGCGCCTCGGCGGGGGCGGCCGGATTGCC